GCCATCACCGTCAGCGTCACGGCCAAGCTGGCGGAGTTCCGTAGCTGGGTCGGGGGAGCCTGATCGCCATGAAGACATTCACGGACGCGGCTGGCCGGACCTGGACGCTCACGCTGACCCTCGGCACGGCCATGAAGGTCAAGGCGAAGCTCGACATCGATCTGCTTCAGCCCGAGGCGGGCGACCCGCCGCTGCTGACGCGGCTCGGAACCGACGAGATGCTCCTGGGCGAGGTGCTCTGCGCCATGCTCGAAGGGCAGTTCGAGGCGAACAAGGTGACCGACGAGGACGTGCGCTCCAGCTTCGACGGCCAGACGCTGCTCGCGGCGCAGAAGGCCTTCTACGAGGAGCTGATCGCTTTTTTCCGGTCGCGCGGCCGCAACGACCGGGCCAAGGCGGTCGCCAAGCAGATGGCCCTGATCGAGGCGGCGGTAGCGGCGGTGGAGACGCGGATCGACGCGCTCGACATCGACGCGACGATCCGGGGGGCCATGACCACTGGGGAGACATCTGGCGCATCGCCGGAAGCGTCGGCGTCGACCCATGTCCCCTGACGCTGCGGCAACTGCTCTGGATGGCCGAGGGCTTGGGGCGCGAGCGGTGGGCGCACACGTCGCTTCTCTGCGCGCTGATCGCCAACGCCAACCGCGACCCGAAGCGGTCGCGGCCGTTCAAGCCGTCGGACTTCGACCCATACGCCCGCCACGACCGGCGGGAGCGGATCGAGGTGGACGAGGAATCGCTGGCAATGATGAAAGAGGCCTTCACGGGCCGGAAAGGATGAAGAGATGAACTGGACTGCGTTTCTGCAAGTGGCGTGGGATGTGGTGAACAGCCCCGCCGTGATCGCGCTGATGGCGGGCGGCCTGCTCTGGCTGCTCAATCGCCTCTATGCGGCCAAGCCCGCGTGGCAGGCGTTCGAGGGAACGATCATCGCGGCCGTGAAGTGGGCCGAGAAGGAGATCCCCGACGACACGCCGAACAAGGCGTTCAACCGCCTGAACGCGGCGTTGAACTACGTGCTCAAGGTCTACGAGGATGCCCGGGGCAAGCCCGCCGACGCGCAGACCAAGCAAGAGCTGCGCGAGGGCATCCAGATCGTCCACGCCGAGCTGGAGGCGTCCGGCAATCTCGACGCACCCGCACCTGCGGAGGCGGCGGGGTGAAATGGCTGGTCGCCATACTGACCGCCCTGTTCCGGGCGCTCCTGCCGTGGCTCGCAAGGCAATCGCGGCCCACGGCGGGGAGCGCCGATCCCGACCGGCGGACGCGGGACCGGCTGCGCGACAGGGTTCGCAAGCACTGGGGGAAGCCATGAGGCTCTTGAAGCACCTGATCCCGTTTCTCCTGCCGTTCATGCTCCTGACCGGCTGCGTGCGCACGGTCTATGTGCCGCACGGCACGCCCGTGCGCCTGCGCGAGACGGTCCCGGACGTGAAAGTCTGGGTCAAGGAGGCGGACGGTCAGGTGGTCGAAGGCCGCATGGACCTGCCCGAGGGCTGGTACGCGCTGCCGGTCGATGGGGAGGACCTGCCGTGAAGATCGTAGTCGGAATCGTGGCGCTCGTGATCGTGGCGGCGGTGGTCGCCTTGGCGATCCTGGTCGACCGAAATGGGCTTCTGTGAGGAGGAACGATGGCAACTGCGCAGGGAATCCGGGCCGGACGGGCGTTCGTCGAGCTCTTCGCAGACGACACCAAGCTCGTGCGCGGACTGCGCCAGGCCGAGAAGAAGCTCAAGGCGTTCGGCAACTCGGTGCGGAACCTGGGGCTCAAGACCGTGGCCTTCGGCTCGGCGATCCTCGCGCCGCTGGCGGCCTCGGCAAAGCTCTTCAGCGGCTTCGGTGACAGCGTCGCCAAGATGGCCCGCCGCACGGGCCTCACCGTTGAAGCCCTGAGTGAACTTCAGTATGCCGCCGGGCAGAGCGGCGTGGAGGTGTCCGAACTGGAGAACGGCTTCCGCCGGATGCAGCGGACGATCTATGACGCGGATCGCGGCCTCAGCACGGCGACCGACGCCTTCGCGGACCTCGGGCTGACTGTCGCCAACCTGGAGGGACTCAGCCCGGAACAGCAGTTCAAGCTGCTGGCCGAGCGGATCAGCCGGATCGAGGACCCCACGCGCAAGGCGGCGCTCGCCATGACCATCTTCGGGCGGTCGGGCACGCAGCTCCTGCCGATGTTCGCCAGCGGGGCCCGGGGCATCGAGGTCTTGCAGGAACAGGCCCGGCAACTGGGCCTAACCATGAGCACCGAAGACGCCCAGGCGGCCGAAGTCTTTGGCGACACCCTCGACCGGCTCTGGAAGGTAATTCGCATGGGCGCGTTCAACATCGGCGCGGCGCTCGCTCCCACGCTCCAGGACCTCGCAAACAAGATCATGCGCGTCATGAAAGTCGCGAGCGACTGGATCAAGCAGAACCGGGGCTTCATCGTCAGCGCGCTTAAGGTCGGTGCGGTGGTCGTGGCTGTCGGCATTGGGCTGACCGTGCTGGGTACGATCATCTCCGGACTGGGCACGGCGTTCGGAGTGCTCGCGACCATCGTCACCGCCGTCATGGCCGTGCTGAAGATTCTGGCGGCCGTGATCGCGTTCCTCGTTTCGCCGGTCGGCCTGGTGATCGCAGCCGTGGTCGCGCTCGGCGCTGCGATTCTCTACGTGACGGGGGCCGGAGCCAAGGCGCTGGCGTGGCTGGGCGAGCGGTTCAAGGTCCTCAAGGATGACGCGCTGGCATCCTTCGGCGGCATCGCCGACGCGCTGGCGGCGGGCGACATCGCACTGGCGGTGAAGATCCTGTGGCTGATGATCAAGATGGAGTGGACGCGCGGCGTCAACTTCCTCGAGAAGGCCTGGCTCAACTTCCGCAACTTCTTCATCCGCATCGGCTACGACGCCTGGCACGGCATGCTGGCCGCCGTGGAGATGGTATGGAACGCGCTGGAGGTTGGCTGGATCGAGACCACGGCCTTCTTCTCCAAGCTGTGGGCCGACTTCACCGGCTTCTTCGCCAAGACCTGGCAGAACATCAAGGCCGGGGCGCAGAAGGCCTGGAATTGGATCAGGAGCCTGTTCGACGACTCGGTCGACCTGGAATCCGAAAACCGCATGGTCGAGGAACAGAAACAGGCCGCCATCGCGAAGATCGAGGACGAGCAGAAGCGCAAGACAGCCGAACGCGAGGCCCAGCGGGAAGCCGAACGACGCCGCGCCTCGGCGGTGCATGAGGCGACGCTGGCCGGGATCGGCCAGGAGAACCTCGACAAGCACGCGCAGCTCGACGCCGAGTACGCCGAGCGCATGGCGGAGAACGAGGCCGATCTGGCCAAGGCCCGCCAGGAATGGCGCGAGGCCATCGACGCGGCCAAGCGCAAACGCGCCGAGAAGGAGGCCGAAACCGGGGCGGAGGGCCCGGACGACATCCTCCAGAAGGCCCGCGACGCCCTGGCCGGTCTGGGTGACATCGGCGATCTCGTGCAGTCGGAGGCCGAGAAGGTCGGCGTGCGCGGCACGTTCAACGCGGCCGCGATCCAGGGACTGGCCGCCGGGAACGCCGCCGACCGCACCGCCACGGCAACCGAGGAGACCGCCAAGAACACAAAGCGACTCGTCCAGGCCGCCCAGACCGGCGGGCTGACATTCGCATAGGAGGACTGAGATGGCCATCGTCTGCGCGGAAAGAATGGACTCGCGGCAACTGACCGACGCCCAGTCGGCCGAGCTGCTCTACAAGATCACCGGCACGTCCGACGAATCGGCGGCGCTCTCGGCTCTGAAGGCGACCGCCCCGGCGGTCCTCTACGGCCTCAAGCGCCAGCCAGTGACCGTGGAGCCGGTCCACATCGACACCGCGCACCCGGACAAGTGCATCTGGACGGGCACGGTGAACTACGCACCCTTCGAGCACGAGGACCCGCCCGCGACGGGGGAGTCGGTCTTCAACTTCGACACCGGCGGCGGCACGCAGCACATCACGCAGTCGTTACAGACCATCGGCAAATATCCCGGCACCGCACCCGACTTCAAGGGTGCCATCGGCGTCACACACGACAACGTCGAGGGCGTGGACATCACCGTGCCGGTCTACACCTTCAGCGAGACCCACTATGTGCCGTCTTCGACGGTGACGACGTCCTACAAGTACACGCTCTTCAGCCTCACCGGGAAGGTGAACAACGGCTCGTTCAAGGGCCTGGCGGCGGGCGAGTGCCTGTTCCTGGGGGCCAGCGGCTCGAAGCGCGGGACCGACGACTGGGAGATCACCTTCCGGTTCGCCGGGTCGCCCAACCGCACGGGCCTGTCCGTTGGGCCAATCAGCGGCATCAGCAAGAAAGGCTGGGAATACCTCTGGGTGCGCTACGCCGACATCGAGGACACGGCCAGCCACACGCTGGTCAAGCAGCCCATCGGGGCCTACGTGGAGAAGGTCTACGAGGAAGGCAACTTCTCCTCGCTGGGGATCGGCACATGAGCGACGCACTCAAGAAAGTCCAGGCGGGCCAGCCGCTGGTCATCCCGGCGAGCGCCTACAACGCCTTTATCGACGCGGCCATCGACTTCCGGCAGCGCACGGCGCACATCGGCCAGGGGGCGCAGCCCGCGTTCCCGCAGGCCACGATCATCCTCGTGCGCAACGATTCCGGGAGCGACCGGCAGCGCTTCGAAATCCTGGGCGTGGACGCGCCGGTGATCGACCCTTCGTACAACGAGGATGAGTTCAAGAACCGCGTGGCGCTGGCTGGCGTCCAGCCCGTCGAGGATACGCACGAGGGGCGGTTCGTCGTGCTGGCCGAGCCCATCGCCAGCGGCAAGATCGGGCGGGCCTTCGCCGCCGGGGTGTGCGCGGTCAAGATCAACGTGGTGGACGAGACGGAGGAACCCCGCTTCGCCGAGATGGCGGGCGGAACGACGGCCAATCTGGAGGTCAATCGCCGGGGTTCCGCCGGAATCCTGTGGCGCGTCGGCGGCACGGGCGTGCAGTGGGCGGTCGTCCGCCTCGGCAAACCGATCCCGCTGCACGTCTTCCCGGTCAACCTGAGCCAGACCGGCGGATCGCAGGGCGACGAGTCCTACGCCGCGTCCTGGACATACAACGTCTATGACATCGAGAGCGGCGCGTTGCTGGAGAGCAGCGTGGACCCGACCTCGTCGCCCCACAAGTGGAAGCGGCCATCGGTCGGTCAGATGATCGCCGCCGACTTCGGTTACGCCCACTACGAGGACGACGGCTCCGGCGACGAACAGCTCGTCCTGGGCTGGATCAACGAGATGGTGGATCAGGAAGCCTGCGAGACCTCGGGCTACGGAACGTGAGGACGGCATGGGTGATCCCGGCAAATCGGTGGTGATCGCGAGCGGCAAGCGCGGCGTGCTGGTGGGCGGCAAGGCGGCCGTCTACAACGCCGAGGAGACCTGCCCGGCCTGCTGCATCGAGTTCTCGCGTAGCTGGTCGTTCACCGATACCGGCTTCATCGACGGCGGCCAGGACGGGGCTTATCGTGCCTACGACGACCCCGCCGACGTGCCAGCCAGCCCGTGGTACATCCTCGACGAGGGGCTGGGGCTCAAGCTGACCTGGGAGTACGACCAGAACTGCAAGAGCCACAACCCCTACACGCAGTATGCCACGGCAACCTGCGAGATCACGGTTCCCAAGGCCATGCTGATGACCGTCAACTGGTCGGGAATGGGCGAGACGGAGGACCCAAACTTCGAGCTGATGAGCCTCTCCGTGGACGGCAACCTGGTCGGCTCGGCCCACGCGCCGGGCGGCGATCAGGGCTGCGCAGGTATGGGCCCGGTGGTCTCAGACCCGCCGCCCCCGCAACAGGTGCTGCTCAATCCCGGCCCGCACACGCTCTTCATCGACGCCACCACCAACGATCCGCTCTACCACTTCGACGCCTGGTATCAGTTCGCGCTGACCTTCGTGCTAGCGCCGTAACCCTGGAGGACCTGACGATGACCGAGACCCTGATTCCGAAAGCCAAGAAGTGCGGCAACTGCCCGCCGCTGGTCGTTCCGCGCCGATCCTACACGCCCACGCGACCGAGCTGCATCGAATGCGTCGAGAAACATCTCGGGGCGGCCTACGTGCTCCTGACCGAGGCCCGCGAGGGCTACGCCTACCGCCTCCGCGCCGTGGGGCACCTGTTCGAAGCCGAGGACGAGGCCCAGGAGTGGCCGGAACTCCACGCCGCCATCCGCGATGCCCGAACCCGCTACCAGACGGGAGAGCAGATGCCGGACTGGAACGATCTTGACGGAAAGCTCGGTCGAGTAAGAACGGCCACAGTGCCTGAATAGGGTTGTCACATGGCCAGCTTCGGTGCTCTGAGTCATGACAGTCACGATAGCCTCTTGGGTTCGCGCCGTGGGGTGGAAAACCTATCTGTTCTCGCGTGGCGCGGATCGCTTGGCGGATCGCTTGGCCTTGTCCCGCCAGCCGTAGGATGGTAACCTAAATGCTCTCTATCCATCTCGGTAACAGATACGAGAAGTAAGAGAAAGGCGACATGATGGATTTGCAGCTTCTGATAGACCTCCATAAGAATAATGACCGGCAAGGGCCCGGTGGTGATGCAGAGACGAGGCTTGCCATAGAGCTGTCCAAGCTGGACAAGTCCGCACCGCTGAGAATCGCCGACATAGGTTGCGGAACAGGTGCGTCTACGCTTGTTCTTGCTCAGGACTTGGCTGCGGACATTACGGCCGTCGACTTCCTGCCGGAATTCCTTGAAGCGCTGAAGACCAGAGCCGCTGGCGCAGGCGTTGCAGATAGGATATCAACCCTTTCGTGTCCGATGGAAAGCCTGCCTTTCGGGGACGGCGACTTCGATGTCCTGTGGTCTGAGGGTGCAATATACAACATGGGTTTTGAGAAGGGTGTAGCAGGTTGGAACCGTTATCTGAAGGTCGGCGGAGTACTGGTGGTTTCAGAGATCACATGGACGACATCGTCCCGCCCGTCAGAGCTGCAGAAACATTGGGACGCCGAATACCCCGAGATCGACGTGGCCTCGTCGAAAATCAGCATCCTTGAAAAGAATGGGTATTCTCCGATTGGCTATTTTGTGTTGCCGGAACATTGCTGGTTCGACAACTACTATCGCCCCATGCAGAAGGGATTTCAGAGATTCCTTGATCGCCACGACAACAGCAAAGAAGCGCGAGCCGTTGTCGAAGCGGAAGAGCGAGAAATCGAGCTGTACGAGAAATATGGGCGTCACTACAGCTATGGTGTGTATGTGGCTCGGAAGTGTGGTTAGAAGGCGGACCTGAAACGGCTTCAGCCGAACAGGCCACTCGACCTTGATCCGTTGGCAGTTGTCTGAGCAGTGACTGTTCAAGTTTCTTAGTCCACCTTCTGCTCGAACGCCAGGCCCTTCCACAGCCGCCGCTGCTTGCGCCATTCGAGTTCGGCGGCGATGGGGCGGATGTGGGTCTCACGGATCGGGTCGCGACCCTTGACGGTGTGCGGCAGGAACAGGAGCGCCTCCTGAATCTCCGGCGCGAGATGCAGCAGGTTCATGATCTGCGTGACGCGGGCGCGGCTCACGTTGCCCAGCCGCGCCAAGTCGGCCTGATCCGTGATCTCGCCTTCCTTGATCAGCCGGTCGAAGCGGATCGCCAGGGCCATCAGGCGCGAGATGCGCGGGACGCGGCCCTCGGGCATCGGAACCGGCTCCAGCGGCGGGCTGTCCTGCATGATCTTGCGGGTGTGCTGCCCCCGCGTGAAGTAGAACTCCTTCTTGATGCTTATCGGTCGCATGTCGTTGCCTCCTGTCGTTTGAGTTCATCGGCCAGCGTCTTGATGCCGGTCGGGTGGAAGGTGATCTCGACGGTGCCGTTGGGGCCGTCGTAGTCCACGCGCTCGATCAGCAGGTGCAGGATGCGGGCCTGCTCGCGGGCGCTCAAGGTCTCCCAGAGAGGATCGAACAACGCGCACGCCTCGCCAACCTCGCGGGCGTCCACCAGTTCGCGGGAGAGCGCCAGAATCTGCTCGCGGACCTCCGTGGCGCGTTGTTCGGCGTTGCGGATGCGCTCCTGGACGTCGGCCAGACGGTCGGTCGCCTGGCCGTCCTTGCCGATCAACTTGCGCAGGTCGGCGTTGTGGCGGCCCAGTTCGCGCTCCAGGGTGCGCTTCTCGGTCTCCAGCGTGCCGATGGCCTCCTCGCGTTGGCGGCGGCATTCGACCAGCGTCTCGTTGAGCAGATTCGTGTCCCGCCCGATGCTCTTGACCTGATCGACCACGAACCGCTCCAGCTCGGGCGCGGGCACCGACGGCGTTGGGCAGGACTGCCAGCCGCGTTTCTGGGCGTTCGTGCAGCAGTAGTAGCGGTAGACCTTGCCGCCATTGTCGGAGAGGCGTTTGACGGTGTGCGATGGGGCCATCGCGCAGTCGCAGGTGACGCAGCGCACGAGGCCCTTGAGGAGCGCCCCGTGGCGGTTCTTGACGTGGGCCCCGCCGGTGCGGCCGTTGCGCTTGAGAAGGTGCTGGGCGCGGTCGAAGATCTCGGCGTCCACGATGGCCGGGTGTTCGCCATCGTAAACCTCGTCCTTGTAGGTGATCTTGCCGAGGTAGACCCGGTTCGTCAGCAGTCGGAAGAGGCTGTTCTTGTCGAACGGCCTGCCGCCCATCTCGCGGCCCCGCGTCGACGTCCAATGCTTCGTTCTCCATCCCCGTTCTTCCAGGATCGTTGACGTGGTCAGGAGCGACTGGCGGTCGAGGTACAACTCGAAGATGTCGCGCACGCGGGCGGCCTCGTCCTCGTTGACCCGCAGGCGGCCGCCGTTCTCGACCACGTCGTAGCCCAGCATGGGATAGCCGCCGGTCCATTTGCCCTTGCGGCGCGTGGCGGCGATCTTGTCGCGGGTGCGCTCGGAGATCATCTCGCGCTCGAACTGGGCGAAGGAGAGCAGGACGTTGAGCATCAGGCGGCCCATCGAGGTGCTGGTGTTGAACTGCTGGGTGACAGAGACGAACGCGACCTTATGCCGTTCCAGCACGTCCATGATCTTCGAGAAGTCGATCAAGGAGCGGCTGAGGCGGTCGACCTTGTAGACCACAATGGAGTCCACTTGGCCCGCCTCGATGTCGGCCATGAGGCGCTGGAGGGCCGGGCGGTCCATGTTGCCGCCGGTGAACCCGCCGTCGTCGTAGCGGTCCGGCAGGCAGACCCAGCCCTCGGAGACCTGGCTGGCAATGTACATCTCGCCCGCCTGGCGCTGGGCGTCCAGGCTGTTGAACTCCTGCTCGAGGCCGTCCTCGGTGCTCTTGCGCGTGTAGACGGCGCACCGGACGGTCGGCGGTTTCTCGGTCGTCTTACTCATCGTCGCCTCCGTTTCGTTTCAGGTTAAAGAAGTGGTAACCGTTCCAGTGGGTGCCGGTGATGGCCTTGGCGACCGCCGAGAGCGTGCGGTAGACCTCGCCCTCGTGTTCGAAGCCCTTGGGCAGGACGCGCACGACGATCTCGCGGCCCTTGTAGTGGCGCTTGATGTTCGATCCGGCCATCGGCAGGCGCGAGTCGCTGTCGAAGGCGACCGAGGTCTGGCGGGTGAGCGCGGGCCGGTCCTCAGTCTTCCGGATCTTCGGCGCGGTGGTGCGCAGGTCGGCGTCGTTGGCCAGTTCGTCGGCCCGACGCCTGGCCTGCTCGGAGAGGTCGCCGTGGGCGTTGGCCTGCAACCGCCAGGCGATGCGTTTGACGAGGTAGTCCCGGTTGCCGGTGCGCGTCGGCTCGCCGAAGGCCTCGACGTGTTTGGATCGCAGCTCCGAGACCGTCATGCGGCCCAGGGCGGCGACCTCTTTGGCGATGGTCATCGTCATGGTCTGCGTGCTCCTTTCATGTGTCGGTTGATCTCTGGCGTGCCTGCCGAGAGGCTGGTCACGCGGTCACATGAAGGCTCGTTCTCGCCCCCTCATCAAGGGCTTCCCGGCCACTTTTCGAAGTATTTTTGGGGGTGCGAGAAGGACGCGAACCAGGCGCGTTCTCGGTACTCTGGCGCAGGCGCAGGACGCCCTTGGCGAGGATGGCCGCGACCTCGCGGCGGCGCTCGTCGGGGGTCATGGCGGCGGGGTCGCGGGTCGCGTCGTGGGCGATGGACGCGGGCCGGTCGGTCGGTGCGGATGCTGGCATTGCGGGCTCCTTTCGGGCTTGCCCACAACGGCCTTCGCCTGGCGACCGGTCCGATGTCTGGCGGGTTGATGCTGTTCGTCTACGGATTACATACGCGCCGGGAGTTCGAAATGGCGCTGGGGTCCGAGACGAACGAACCTGTTAACCACTGGCGAGCTGTTCACCAGAGAGCGGGAGAGTTTTGGGGGTTGCTCTCGGGGTCCGAGGCGAAACGTATACGTTATCGCTCGGACCCCATCTTCTCCGTTTCGGAACAGAGAACGCGCCCGACGCGGCGGGATCGCCGAAACCCCTTGGAATGGGCGCGAAAAGCGAAACGCCCGATCACCTGCGTGACCGGGCGTTCGTGTTAACTGGATGGTACGGAAATCTTCCGCAAAATAAAATGGCTCCAGAGACAGGACTCGAACCTGTAACCCGCCGGTTAACAGCCGGCTGCTCTACCATTGAGCTACTCTGGAAGCCAGGACGGAGATAAAACTAGCGAGCGCCGTCCTCCGCGTCAAACG